TTACTTTCTTGTTGAATAGGTTTTGATTAGCTGCGTAGGTGCGGTTATTCTCGTTGCTCTTTCCGCTTAGGCTGGAAGAATTTTCGTGGTGAACCTTTGCGGGGATTTGGTTTTCTTTTACTCCCGCTTCTATCATTCTTCGGTGAAGGTCGTTATCGTCAAAGTAGAGCGGGTAGAAGCGTTCGTCATAAAGTCCAGCTTTAGCGATTGCGCCTTCTCCGAATACTAGACAAGACCAAGCCGGGATAATGTCTACGAAGTTTAGAGCTTCCGGGTCTGCGTCCCGAGCGATTATCTCTAAGGCTTCCGGTTCGAACCAAGCGTCGTCGTTCACTAAAACCCAGTAAGGCGCGTAAGGCGTGGACTTGATTATTAGATTCCAAGCTCCGACTAAACCGATTCCATAAGGCATTCGCAAGACGAAGAAGAACTCCACCGACTCCGGTTTCTTCGGTTCCCAGCTTTGAGTATTTGAATTATCAACGATTACTAAGTGTCTGACCGGGTAATCTATCGAAGCTAGTAATCTATCTGCCTTGTCGAACTGACTGTAAACGGCAAAGCCTAGAACGGGAATCATTTCGAGAATTGGTCTTTGAGAATTGGAATCCAGTATTTATCCCAAACTTTATCTACGTCGAAGTCTGAAGCGAAGTCGATAGCTACTTGCGAACGGCCCTTCCCGAGCTTGTAAGCCTCTTCTAGAGCCGCAACGATCGAAGGCACGTTAGGGATTTGCCACCAAGCGTCCTGCCCGGAATCCCAAGACGGCTGCCCTCCGACTAGGAAAGAATCTTCGGAAACTAAGTCCTGAGTAGCTCCCCAGTTTGAACCTATGACGCGGGTTCCCGTTGCCTGAGCTTCAACCGTTGGAACGCCGAATCCTTCACCGTAAGACGTCGCAAGAAGAACGTCCATTCCCGTATAGTAAGCGGCTAGGTGTTCTTGCGAGATTCCGTAGCGATAAGAAAGCGGGTTAGGGAAAGCCACGTCGTCATTCTTGATTCCTAGCGACTGAAGAAGGCTAAGAAGGTTCCAGCCGATTCCCTTTCCTCCCGGGTCGGTGTGAATGTAGAGCATAGCGTCCGGGTGCTTCTTGTTGAAGATTGAGAAGGCCAGTAGATTTTCTGAGAAAGCTTTGCGGTGAACTAGGCCCGAAGATTTGTTCGCCGCGCAAATTCCAACGACGAATCTATCTTTAGTTCCCATATGCTCTTCGATAGGTTGCCCGTCTAGTTCAAGCGTAGGCTTTAGAACTTTAGTGTCTATTCCGTGGGGAGCGTATCGGCATTCGATACCCTTCTCTTCTAACTGCCTGACTCCGTGCGGAGCCATAGCAACCGGGGTAACGTTCTTCTTTCTTAGAAACGTTTCGACTCTGGGGGGAAGTGTTACGTGGTCGAGCGGTGTCCACGCTAGAACGTCGAAGTCATCAAAGCCCGGGTTAGTCAATACCCAAACGTCATAAAGCGTGATCATAGCGTTTGGTTGATTTGGCTTTGAAGCTGAAAAAGTCTTATGGTCTACGGGCGCTGAATCATTCGAATACATATCGAAGCCTCGGGCGAAGTGTGGAATCTTTCCGTAAGGCGTTTCTAGTTCGCGCCTAATTCCTTCAAGTCCGTAGTTAGAAAGAGCTGCCACGTCGAAGCCGTCGCGCTTTAGTCGGTCTACAAGATATCGGGCTTGCTGTCCGTAGCCCGTGGGCTGGTCGGGCGAATTCGAATAAAGGCTGACACTTCCGCGGAATTGTTCACGCTTAGAAGGATTCTTAGATTTGGTAGGTTTCATAGAAAAACATTATCACTTCGAAAAGACAAAAGGAAAGGCCGCCGAAACCCTACCGTCCGGCGACCTCTCCAGTCTGTTAGCTAATGCTTATGGCTTAGCTTGCGCCTCCGCGGAACTTAACGAAGTGGCTTGCGTGTGTTAGGTTTCCGTCCACGCGTGCGGTAACACGGAAGGTAGTTACGTCCTCGTTGAAGGCGTAATCTGCGGACTGAGCAACTTGGATTCCTCCAGCTACACGTGCCTTATAGGAAGGCAAGTGTCCTACACCGATTGAGAAGTTAGCTGTGCCAACTGAAGCCACGGCTGGGTTCTCGTAAACTGGGTAGCCTAGAAGCTGGTCTGGCTGACCCTGTGCGATATTTCCGGCTGACCAGATAAACGCTCCAGAACCGTCCTTGATCTTGCGAACTGCCGCTAGACCAGTCTTGTTCATCAACCAACCAACACCCGGAAGCAAGCGTGCCTGACCGTCCAAAGTGTAAAGAAGGTCTACTAGGTTTTCGTAAGTCGGTGCGCCTGATACTCCGGTTCCACCTGTAACCGCTGAAGCTCCGGTAGTGAAGATACCAGTTGGCTCTAGTGTTCCAGTTCCGGTGGTTAGTCCGGTGTTGATTGCGAAACCGATTGCGTTTCCGGCCTGCTCTGCGATTAGTGCGCTGATATCAAAACCTGCGTCGGTTAGTAGCTCGTTAGCTACTGGGACTAGGAATGAATACTTGTAAGCGCCCAAAGTTAGAGAGCTGAAGGTTGGCTCGCTGTCGGCGATAGCTGAACCAGCAACCTTGATAGTCGCAGTTGAACGCGCTGTCAAAGTTGGAATGGTTAGGTTCTCACCGGAAGCGGTGTTGATTACCTGCGCAACGTTTAGCATTGGGCCGGCAAGTCTTGCGATCGAGAACACTTCGTCGAAGAAAGACTTCGGCACGGTGTTATCGGAAGGAACTAGAGTTCTTTTCTCTGTTCCGAAGGTGTGGGAACGAACTTCACCGTTAGCGATTGCGCGAAGAATGTCTGCGTCGCCACGAACCTCTGAAGAAGGAACGAAAGAGTTGCGGGCTGCGTCGATTGCTCGGGCTTCGCGCTCTTCCATTTTCTTAGCGGTGTCGATAGCTGCGTCGCGCTGGCTAATCTCGGTTTCGATACGTTCGATTGTTGCTTGGTCATCTACGGTTAGTCCGCGCTTGTCCGCTTCGGCTGACTCGATTACTGTTCGGGCCTGCTCGATTAGGTTGTTGCGGGCTTCAACCTGCGACTTTAGAAAGTCTGACATAGTTGTTACTCCTTGTTTGATTTGGTTTTATTGGATTCCGCCGTGCTAACTCGGACGGTGATTCGGGGAGCTGACTCAACCCATAACTTCTATTCTAATCACCCGGGTAAAGAGCAACGCCCGCCGGAAAGGAATACGGCGGGCGCTGCGGTCGGGAGAAAGGGGATAAACCCGACGATACCCTTAGCGGGTTTCTTTAGCTTCTACGACGCGAACTTCTTTAGGCTTGACTTCATTATCAAGTTCCCAAATTGCCTGCGCCCAAGTGTCCACGTTATCACGGACGATCCCCGAATCCGGGTTGCCCGAAGCTTTTAGAATTGCTTCTTTGATTTGATCTAGGTTTGCCATTTTATAGCCTCTTCATTAGTAGGTTCAATTTCATTTTCTTTAGTTCTAGAGCGGTAAGTTCGTCGGAGCTTGCTTCTACTTCGGCTTCCTCCTGCGGTGTTAGTCGCTGGATTACCTTTGTCAGAAGTTCGGACTGCTCTAGTGAAAGGTCTTTGCCGTCTTCGATTGCTAGGAATGCGTCCGCTAGTTGGTCTGCGTCTACTTCGGCGCGTTTTGCTACTCCGTCGAACGAACGAACGGTAGCGGTTCCCGCGGTCTGCTGATATGCCGGGAATGCCACGATTGAAACTTCGTGAATCCTTACGGAACGGAGAGTTCTTTCGGTTCCGTCGGTGTTCCAAGAATCACCGTTAGCTGGGACTGAAAAGCCAAAGCTCATAGCAGAAACGTCGCCACGCTGAACTAGAGTCCGAACGTCTTTTCCTAAAGTGGTTTCTGGTAGCACGGCGGTAACTCTTAGGCCGTAGTTATCTTCTTCCAGCTTTAGAGTCCCGGCACGGGTAGAACCAAGAACGGCTCCGGTGTCGTGGTTCCATAGAAGCTTGATATCGTTTCTAGCCTTTAGTGAACGCTTGAATGCGCCCGGCGCGATTCTCTCGATAAACGGAAGGGGTTCGCTAGGGGAATTGAAGACTGCGGCGTATCCGGTGAAAGTCATACCGTCGCCACCTTCGACCGCTCTTAGTTCAAACTGAACTTCGTTTGTCCGCTTTTCAATCTTTGCCATTTGTTCGCTTTCCTGACTTATGCTTGCGCGATTTTCTTCTTCTAGTCTACTGACGACTCCTTGCGCATAGTTCAACGCTCGACGCGCTGAAGCTTTGCTAGGGCCACTTCCCCAAAGAAGGTGCGCGACTACTCCCGCGCTTGGATAATTTTCTGAAGACGGGTTTGCGTCTGGAGAATCTAGGTCGCCTAAGTGTCTAGCAATCCACGCTCCAATTCTTACCCATTTGTCCGCAGTAACGTTTCCTTCTGCCATAGCTCGGGCTTCTCTCACGGTTCGATCTACAAGACCGTCCCCGGCTAATCCTTCTGCGTAGTATTCAAGTCCACGGCGGGCCGCTGCTCTCATATAAGCTGGCGGGGTTAGGTCTACCGCTCGGGCTTCGGAGTTTTCTTCCGCTGGCTGCCAAGCATTACAGTAATTTCCGCCGTCTACGAAAGCGTCCCAACGCTCACACCAAGCTTTATCGCCGTCTTCGTTTAGTCGTTCTTCGTTGAAGAAGAAGCAATTTCCGCAAGCTCTACCCTCGGGAACGTCGGGAGCTAGTGCCGGGCGATAGTTGTCTGGAAGATTTGCTTCGCCTTCGTCTTCTAATTCTTGTTCTTCTAGGTTCTGTTCTTCTGCGTCTTCTACTTCTGCGGAGATACGCTCGGGCATTTGGATTCGCTGAAGCTTGAAGACGTTCATAATCATTAGGCGGCTAGTCGAGTGGTAAACCTCGTCTTCTAATTCGTAGACTTCCAACCCGGCTAATTCGCCTTCGATCATTACAACCTGAGCAAGTACCTTCGGGTTTCTTTCGTTCCAGCTAACCCAGTCCCCGACTTGTAGTTGTCCGACGGCTGCGCGCTCTCCAACGAATTCGGTTTCCTCCGCTATCGATACGGCGATAGCTTGTTCAATCGCTGATTCTTTAGAGTCGTGGCAAGCTAGAAGTTCGCCGTCTTCTTTGACTACCGCCCAACTATTAGGGCAGTCTGCGGATTTGTCGGTTATGTAATACGGCACTATTGGCTCTGCCTAACTATTAGAACGCCTAGCTGTTGATTATCTGCGGTAGCGATTGCCCAAAGAGTATCTAAGGGTTCTAGCGTTATTGTCATTGACTCGCTTGGGTCTAAGTGAATGCTATTTGTTGTGCTTACGGTTTGGTTGCCTAGATGAATGTAATGGTTTCCGCTTTTGATGTGATTATGAAGATGAACTACTTGTCTTTGAGTAGCTGGCCCGACTACTTCTTGACTAGCCGTTCCAATCGTGTAGAGATTTGTCAGAATCATTACTCGACCTCGTAAACGCCTTGCGGATTAGCCGGGTCAATCTGCGCCACGGCCTGAAGTTGAGTGCTTGGAATTCCGGTGTGTGGAATAGCTGGAAGTCCTAGAGCTTCGAGAACGGCCTTCGGGTCGTATCCAGAAAGAACTAGCTTCTGCGCCATAGCTACCTTCTTGTCTTCGGTAGCGATTCGAGAATCGTCAATCGAAACGTTAGCTAGTGGAACCCGAACTTGATCTGCTACGGTGTCGCTCATTGGGGTTAGGTCTTCGAAGCGGCGGATATCATTCACGGTGTAATAACCCGCCTGA